ACAAAAGTACCTGAAACGGTTGTTGAACCGTCATCACTAATTCCTGATACAGTATCACTTGTTACAAAAGTACCAGAAACACCTGTTACGACAAGTTTTGATCTTAACGATAATGTAGGTGGAGATGGTGACTGTTGATGTTCAGCACCTGATTCAATAATTTTTGTTGATTGAACTCTGCCAATTTCAGGACCAAAAACTTTTATTGTAGCACTTGAGCCTTCACTTGTAATAGTAGCTGTTGGTAAAGAACCATAATTATTACCACCATTTATAATTCTAATATCTGTAATATCACCTGAACCTGTTCCAGATTCTTGTACAATTTTATTACCTGTAAAAGGATCGCCTCTTTGAGTTTCATCTTCTAAAACTAAATGATCTATACCCTCTGTCATATTAGTTGTGCCTTCTTCGGCCACAATACCACCATTTACAAGTGAAACTTTTGCCTGAGCAGAACCACCACCTGTATCTGTATTATTAAAAACTATATCATCACCAATTGAATAACCTGATCCAGCACTATCTACAAAAATTTGTGAAAGAGAGCCACGACCAATATCATCAATGTTAATTGAAGCACCTGATCCACCACCTGAAATACCTAATGCCTCGCCAGTTGTATATAAAGCACCATCATTTGTAATTGAAATTACACTTGGTATTCCTGTAACAGTTGCCTTAATAAAAACATCTGATTCATCTGTTTCTGTACCTCGTATGATTTCATCTATTTGAAAAGTACCTACAATAGTATCTTCATTTAAAATAAACTCTGTAACAAGATTTTCACCTATTTGAAATTTAAATACGTTTTCAATAATAGCAGTCGCTTCTGAGGTTTCACCTGTTATTGTTCGGCCTATTAAATCTGTTGTATCACCTGTTAATGATTGAGCTGTTGATTGTATAGCCCTCATAATTTTTCTAGTATCAAATTGTCCATCTGAAGCTCTTAACATTTGTTCTCTAGGATAAATTACTTCAGCGCTTTCGTTAAATAATAATCTAAAAAATAATTCGTGGCCTCTGGAAGTACCTTTTGATCTGTAAAGTGTTTTTATATTTTTAATTAAATTTCTTTTGCTTAAACCAGTTGCTAATGTTTCAGGTAAAGTATTTAAAAATTCTGTTCTAAATTTTGTTAAGAAGTTTGATATTGCTTTATCAGGATCACGAAAGTTTAATAACTCTTGTATGTTAGTAACAGGATTAGGTTTGTAATTATTAATAACTGCTTGAGCACCTGAACTAGCACCAGTTACAATTTCATTCATAACAAATTTATCTTGTGCTGATATGAATAATCTACTGTTTGTTAAGTCTTCGGTTAATACAGTTGATGTGGCACCTGAAGTGGCACCTGTAATTACTTCACCTCTAGTAAACTTACCAAAAGATGTATCTTCTAAAATAATTTTATCACCAGCGTCTAATTGTGTTCTATCAGTATCTAAACGAGAAGCGTCTAATACTAAATTATTTTCTTGTGCTGTTTCTGTTTCTAGTGTAATACCGTCTGTTGATTCAATACTTGTAACGGCCAACTCTGCCGATTCCATAAATGTATAATAGCTTTTAACAAACTCTAAAAATTTAGGGTGATCAGATAAAACAAACTCAGGAGCTTGTTTTTCTATAAGTAAGGATAATTTATCTTTAAAATTGGCCATTAGTAACTACTTGTCGTTGTGTATCCTACGCCAGCGTCAGCAGAACCTCCAACAAACGAGTCAGCAGTTACAGTAATTGATGAATTAGCAGTATCAATTTCTAATATTTGATTTCTTACAGGCACAACATCATTTGAATTTGGTTTTACTGTTAACTCAACAACTGTTGAAGCTGAGCCTCTTATGTTTGATATAGAAGCTATGTTTAAAGAATTAAGAGTAATTTGACCAGTAGTATAATTAATTGTACCTTGTGTGTTGTTAGAGTATGTTCTAACACCAGAAACTACGTAATATCTTCTAACATTACCTTGACCGTCATCATCTAAAAACATTTCGTTTATTGTGTCACCATCTACTTTAAATCCTGATGATTCTAAAATACCACCAGCAGCTGTATTGTGGCCAGAGTGTGGATTGTACAAAGCATTTCTAAAGTAAACATTATATAATGTTGAACTAGATAAAGTTGGTGTAAACTCTTTTCTAATTTTTAAAGTTGTTATGTTTGATAGTATTGATGTATCAGTATCATCAATTGCTTTTGATAGTTTAGAGTATCTAAAAACATTATCAAATTTTTGTAAATTGACTGTACTAAAATTTGTTATAGTAGTTAAAATATCAGACTTTAAAGTATCTGTTGTTTTTATTGTAGCGTTAGTGTCATACTTAACATTACTTGTTAATAGTATTTTTGTTGTTTCTGGATCAACTATTTCAGGTGTTACAGAAGCAACATTGAATTTTTTTAATTGTGTTACTAAATCAAGTTTAGTAGCATTTGTTAAAGTAGAACCTGAAGCAGCCTTAATTGAAATTTTTACCGTACCATAAACTGGTGTTTCTTCATCTTCTCCACCCCAAGCTGAAACGGCCTGAGCATTAGGATATAATTCTAAAATTTTTGTTTCATAATCACTTGTAGTAACTGCTCTGTCTTGTGCTGAATATTGTAAAGGAGCATTAAATCTAATTGACTCTTTTGTTTGTGGTTCTGAACCGCCTTGAGCATTTGAAACTGTTGAAATAGAAACATCTGAAAGTCCATCAATTGTTCCTGATAAAGTAAAAGCAGAAGCACCATTAGCCTCTGTTTTGTTAGTTACAACATATTCTAAAAGTACAATATTACCATCTGTTAAAGATTGGCCTACAATACCATCACCAAAATAAACTTCAAACTTACCTTCATCACTTTCTTGTAAAAAGTAAACTTTACTTTCATCATTTAAACTTGTAAAACTTGTAGCCTTTGAATAAGTGTTTGTAGTTGTATCACTTGCTGAATTTTGAATTGAAACTTTTAATGTTGTTGTGTCAGCATTAATTGATGGTATAATAAATCTTTGGTCAACATCTGAACTATCAACTGTGTATTTAAAAGTAACTAAAGTACCTTCAAAAACTTCTAAACTTTGAAATTGATAAACACCCTCTGACGGTGAAATTGTTGTTTCAGCATTTGTAACAAATTGATAAGAAGTACCATTAACTGTTGTTGTAAAAACTGTACCTTTAGCGGCCGTTATTGTAGCAGGACTACCTGTTACATTATTCATTGTAATATTAATTAAAGCAGATGGAGATTTTGCTGATGTAGGGGTATAACCTAACATCTTTGCTAATGATACAATATTTTTTCTAATATCTGCTGAGTCTAGGTACATTTCATTTGCTAACATATTAGCATTGAAACCTAGGTAATGTGTATTGTATGCCAGTAAATCTAATAGTACAGCAAAACCTGATCCTTCAAAGTCATAATCTTGGAACTCTGATTGATTTTGTAAAAATGTTTTTAAGTTTAGTTTTATTGCGTCAAAATCTAATTCTGATACTTCTAATTTATTGCTGGCCATATTATCTTAATCTTTCTAAAAAAGTTTCTACTGTTACAGGTAAAGTTGTGCCAATTACATAAAAAGATATTCTTAATGAATAACGATTTAAGTCAGCATTTGGCCGAGATAGAACTTGAACTAATCTAATTCTAGGCTCAAAATTTGTTAAAACTTCTTCAACTTTCCTTTGTAAATTTAAAGATGTTAAAGGTGTTATTGGTTCAAATAGTAATCCTCTAATACCACATCCTAATTCAGGATGAAAAGGTCTCTCATAATGACTAGTATTGATTAAATTACGAACTGATCTTTTTACTGCTTCAACATCTGTCAATTTGTTAACATCATTAGTTGTAGTGTTACGACCAAAGTCTAAATCCAAGTCTTTATAAATTCGACTTGTTCTTTTACTTTTATTTGATACGTTTTCTACACTATAACTTGGCATAACACCTAATATTTATAAGACTATCCAGAGAATACGTTAGAAGAACCTGCTGCTACGCTGGTACAACCAGATATAGCGTCACCTATTCTACCACAACCTTTTCCGTTTACAAACACCGTAGTGCTACCCACAGCTATGGGAGCTGAATGAGCAGGACAAGGTATACCTGGTAACAAATGAGTAGTGTTATTATCGCCTTGACGAGATACGCCAATACTATTTACAAAAACATTACTTGACCCTACAGCCCTTGTCATTCCTGAGCAATGAG